CTGATCGAACTCCGGCGTGTACTCCTCCATCACCGTGGTGATCTGGTAGTTCATGAAATCCTGCACGCGAGAGGACTGTTGGTACTTGTCCACCGTCTCTTTGCCCACGATTTGGGTGCGCACAGGGCCACCAGCGGGCATCAGCTCCTTGAAAGCCTGCGCCTGGAACTGCACGATGGCCTCGGTGAGCATTGGATGGGCCACCCCCGAGGCCCCACGGAAGGGCTTGGTGCGCTCTTCCATCTTCAGGCCCAGCAAATCAAGGCCCTTGGCGTACATGTTTTCCCAGTCCGAGCGCGAACCCTTGTCTGCCTCAAACAAAGCGCTGACTTCCAGCGCAATCCGGCTCAGATCATCGGGGTCGATGACGTCCACGAGGTTGTCGTAGAAGTCCACTTCGGCTGCTTTGTCTGCGCCAATCTCCACCGTCGCGCCACCGTCGTCTTCGATGATGACTTCGATGTCCATTTGCGGCTCTGGTAGGCCGACGACCACGTCTAGGACGGGTGCTTGATTGAGGGCTTTGTCGATTGGCATGTGTTTTCCTTATGCGGCGTGCTTCACAGTGCCGCCGTGTTTGTATCCATCTACGGTATTCTGCGCTTCCATCTCGCGCTGCTGACGCAGGAACTCCTGCTTGCGCGCCTCCATCTGCTCAGGGCTCATGATCCACGGTCTGCCAGGCGTCTGCTTGAACGATGCCTGACGCGCCATCTGCTGCACCAGGCGCTCCAAGTCAGCCTGGCTCGTGGCCCGCGCTCCGAGCTCCATGCCCACCCGATTGTTGTGCATGTCGTACGGGAAATCCTCACGCGGCTTGTCGATGCCAAAGAGCGAGAAGAAGGTGCGAGGGTTGCTGGTGTACTCGTGAGCCTTGCCCAGCATGTCCGCTGCTCGCGGACCGTACTTGCGAGCCACGGTTGCAGCGGCCAACATGTGGCGCGCCGCGTCCCGCTGGTCGTCTTGGCCAAGCTGATCAGGGAACATCCGAGCCGATGCTTCTGTTGCATAGTTACTCACGCCGAAGAGGCTAGGCTCTTTCACCTCTGCGGCGTTACCTTTTTTTGCTTCACCGCCTTCGGCAAACCGGCGCGTGGTCAACGTGCCTTGCTCAAGGGTGGGTTTTTCCAACGTGGGTGCACCCAGGGTGTTGCTCATCAGGCCACGGGCCGCGTTCTCCGCTGCGGCCTTCTTGAGCTGGTAGCTCTTGGCCAAAGCGCGCAGCTCGGCCTGTGCAGACTTGGCCGCCTTGGGCTTGATGTCCTTTTGCGACATCAGCGCCTCAAACTGCAGCGCCATCTCCTTGGGCGTCTCCGCGCCGCCACCGGTGGCCGGCATTCGGCCCACCTTGCCGGTGACCTTGGCGCGGGGCTTTTCCTGCGCCATCAAATCACTGAGCATGGTCTTGGCACTGCCCACGGGATCGGTGTTGATCGGGTCCTGCTCTTCCTCTTCGCCCATGTTGCTCGCGTCCACCAGGGCGCGCATGGCGTTGATGTCCGCCTCGCCGCCCTTGGCAAAACCAAAGAAAGGCGTGCCCGGCGCGTAGATGCGGTTGCCCAAGCGGTCGGTCATCATCCCAGCGTTCTGCTGGCCACCGAGCATGCCGGGGGACAGGTTGGGGTTGTTGGCAATGGCCTGCACGGGCGATGGTCCTTGGTACATGGCCAAGGGGTTGTACGGCGTGCTCACCGTGCCAGGGCTCATGCCCGGCGCGGCAGGCTGATTCAAGCCGAAGTAGTTGCTCGGGCTGCTCGCTTGCTGGGCCGGGGTCCGTGGGCTGCCGAAGTCGGGCATTGCGCCTGGGGTCGCCGGGCCACGGATGCTGATGCCGCCGATGCTGCCCACAGAGCCCACACCGCGCTGGCTGTAGTCGGGCTGTGGAACACGGCCCATGTCCACAAAGGTGCCGCTGACGTCGGGCAGGTTGGGATCGACCGGGGCTCGCGGCCGAAGGCCCATGTCCCGTTTGCGTTCTTCGACCATCTGTCGCTGGGTGGCAGGGTCGTAGCGGCTGATATTGCGCAGGAAGTTGGGGTCCATCGGCGAGAAGCCGGCAGAGGTTGGGCGCTGGATGAGCCCCTGACCGGGAATCGGTGCAAAGGGCGTCTGCGTGCCGGCAGCCGCACCGAGCAAGGGGACGTTCCCGCTGGGCGGCCTCACCAAAGGCGAGCGCGGATTGATGGCGTCAAAGCGCTGTTGTTCCGACGGGGACCGAGGGCCAACAAAGCTGGCAGACATCGGATCGTTGGTGGGGGACTGCTGCGCAGGGGCCAGCGATGGCAGGCCCACAATTTCCCGCAGCATGCCCACGGCGGTGTCCCGGTTGCCCTGCTTGAGCTGCGTGATGGCGTCGGACAGTTGCACGGGTTTGGCAGGGCTCGGGCCAAGAGTGGCCATGTCAGTAGCCGCTTGGGACAGTGGTAAGGCTGACTTGGCTTGAGCCTCTTGCGCAAGCTGGGCAGCCCGTGCCGCTCTTGCTTGAATGTCGGCATCAAGATTGGTGCGTTGCTGTTGATTCACAGCCAACCGCTCTTCCAATGCGCGTAAATCCCCGGCTGCAAGACCATATCCTGATGGGTTGTTGATTTGGTCTTTTAGGATGTCTTCTTGAGCCGTAAGCCGTCCGCGCTCGTCCAAATAGCGGGCGTCAAAGAGCTTCATATTGGCCGCCGAAGTAGCTGCGGGCTGGGCGGCCGTGGGTTGTTCGGCTGCCTGCGGGCGCGAGCTGCGGCCAAACAGGCCACGAATGCCACGGCTGACACGGCCGATCACACCGCCCTTGAACTCCGGCAGACCGGTGGCAGGGTTGATGGTCCCCGCGCCGCCCATTCGCCTGAGCGCAATCATCGACTCAGGCGACAGGTAGGCCAGGAGCTCGTCGCCGCCACGGCCTGCGGCAGCGACTTTCTCCACGGCCGCGCGGATCGCCTCACGGTCCATCTTGCTGCCGGCCTCGACCTCGGAGAGCATGCGCGCAAACGCTGCGTCATCCTCCGGTGCCTCGACCTCGTTCATCATCTCACGAGCTGATTTTTCCACGGGACCTCCCTTGGCCATAAAACGATTGGCCACGGACATCGAGCCAAAGTTGAACTGTTCAGGATTGCTCACCACTTCGAGTGCCGTGGCGCGATTGGCCGCGTCTTTCTGAGCGCGGCTCGCGGCTTGCTGCTGATACTTGATGACGTCCTCTTCCTTGAACGGCAAGACAGGCGCTGTGCCCTTAAAGTCCTCCGGTGCCGTGGGCGCGGTCATCTCAAATGCTCCGGGGGCCGTGGGCATCGTCAACTCGAAGTTGCGCGCCAAAGTCGGTGCTGCAGGGCCCGCGTAATCGCTCTCACGGCTGCCCGCGTTCCAATCATTGACTGCCTTCTCATACGCCCCATACTGCTGCACGTAGGGGTTGTAGACCTCTTCGTTGTACTTGCCCAAAGCGGTGTTGTACGCCTCGACCTGAGCCTTGTACGGATCGTAGACCTCGGTGTTGTACTTCTGCGCGGCAGTGTTGTACGCATCGACCTGCGTCTTGTACGGGTTGTAGACCTCGTTCTGCCACTTGGTCAACGCATCGTTGTAGGCCTGGCGCTGCTGCTCGAACGCATCAAACTCCGCTTGCCGCGCTTCAAGGAACTGGCGATCCGAGCCACGCAAGAAAGGATTCTGCGCAGGATTCGCGATGCCCCCAAAAGCAAAATGCTGCACGGGCTGTGCAGCATTCAAATCGACAGGGGTATCCAGCGAATCATCGCCGGTTCCGCTGGGAAGATATTGATCTTGCATGTTGCCCCTGCCAAGTAGATAGTTGAGGGAGATTTTATTCCTCAATAGTACTCTGGGACAAGGTCTCTGTGACTGGCGCTGTCCGTGTTGTCATCGGTCTGCAGGCTGATGAAGTTGCCCTGCCGAAAACGCATGAGCGCCATGGTGGTGACGTCTACCATGTCATCGTTGTCCCCGTGCGGAAAGGCCGCGCACTCCTCGACAAGCTCCTCGGCCCAGTCCGTGTCCGGTGCCCACACAATGCCCGACTCCAAAATTGGCGCGACAGAGTTGGCCCGTG